GAAATGGTTCGCAGTGCTTACCAACAGTGCGGTTTTAAACCAAAAAGCACACTCAACGACTTTAGCGAGTACGACAGTAGTGTTGGTGATGCTTCCATCGATTTCGACTGCTGGCTTATACGCATGTGCGGTGCACCCAGCCACATCGTCGACGACTTCAAGAAGAGGCGCAGTTGTTGGGATGTCAGCTTGAGGACCAACGGTGCTGAACCAGCATCTGCCTCCGGTGTTTGTTACGACAAGCAAACTTCAGGTAATATGTACACACTGGTGCTAAATACAATGAACAACATTGCAATCGTTTACGCCATACTTGAAATGGACGACATAGTGTTAAACTTGTTTAAAGGTGATGATTCCGGCATCAACGCACGCGATATAAGAATACGCACTGAAATGCAACAATTATTCATGCAGGGTGGATACAAGTTCAAAATTGCCACCACTGAATGCCCTGAGTTCGCAACGTTCTTTTATGGCAAGTATGGTTTCTTCCCGGATGTATATCGTAAATGTGCCCGCCTCCTATCGCGTGTCATACCTAATGAAGCAGAATTTGAGCAGCTCATGCGCAACGTCGAAAACGACATGTCTGTCATACTCTGTGATGAAGCCATCGAATACTACTCTGCCATGTCCGTGATGCATTATTTCAATCACGGTTTCAACATCACTCGCGGTGACATATACAACTGCTACAACTTCCTACGACATGCACGCACACAACTCAACTGGAAGCAAAAATACGACACCGAAAGTTGCATCACATACTTCAAAGAAGGGGGTATGTGATGCCCCATCACACTCCTGTAAATAGTCTTTAATCTATCACTAACTTTTACTACTACTAATCATAATCATTTTACATGTCATATTTCGACGAACAACTCTTAAATGGACAAACCGAGGGAGGAAAAGCCTGGCTCGCCAAATACGTACACCCACCTTCCGCCAGACCTAGTAACTACAACGGTTATCCTGATCGATCCACCAACCCGTGCGTCCACCTCGAATACCGACTCACCGGCGAGCGCATACCAATACTGCCAACCAACCAACCTGACGTCTTCAGTGAGATTCGACTTCACTCTCCTGGATTTTTCAACCCCGTGTACCACGCATCAAAAGCCACACCATTCGAGGACAACGTGTTCATCCCATGCGTCAAAAACGAGCAAGTAACCGTTGCTGAAGCAACTCGCAATTTTTCTCGCGGCCGTTTATCCTACATGAGTACCACCTACGAGCTCGACGCCACCGCTTTCAACAATACCGGCATGTGTTACGCAGCACAAATACAACCTACCGTCACTGAGGTGTCAGTTTTACCGTTCGTTGCAACGTATATCAACGATCATCTTTCTGACCCGGAAGCACCGAACTTCGCACAAAAGACCAAGCGTTTGTTCGACTTTATAGTCTCCACCTGCCGCATGAAGCATCACAATGCACTCAAACTACGTACAATGGTTGGCGCCGTTACTCGCAATGCTGACCGCTTCGACTGGGACTTAATCACCGAAGCTCACAATTTCGGCTCGATACCATTTACCACGACCATCATACAAATCGTCGCCTTAGGTCGCGTTATCACGCAAGCAACGGACATCACGATGACTAGCCCTAAGTCGTACACCGCTCGTTCCACCGAGGGCGCCTTCATGGTGCAGCAGGTCACCGATGATATCAACAATTGGTGCAAGGTACAGCCCGGTTACATCGCCGGTGGCGTCGTCCAACTCAATAGCCTACCGATCTGCGCTTACAGTCAAAATTGGCTTTCCGGCATCAATTATGTTGAGAAAGTTGAATTCTTCGGCGACCAAGCAACCACTGACCTCACCTGGGGTGACTGGACTTGGGGCATCGTCGGCTTCACCAATTTGTCTGAGCAAAGTGCCAATGCCTGCATCGCACACAAAATCGTGCAGGGCTGGGAATTCAATGTACTCCCCGGTGGCCTTATGAACACATTTACCACGGCGCCTGCACTACTTGACACCGAAGCACTTGACAACGGCACCCGCATCATGCAAGCTCGTCGTGACGCAATGCAATCCAAGTACAACATCGGTGGCGAATCCGTGATACCAGCTCTACTCGAATCTGGCGCTAGCGTGGTAAAAGACATCGTCAAAGCCGCCACTAAAGACGACCATAAGCTCGAAGAAAACGTTGAAGCCGTCACCAAGAAGATCGCAGCCACCAAACTTGAGAACGATGGTCAAGAGGCGGATGAGCTCAAGGCCATAGAAACCATAGCAGGCGGTGGGCGTGACGACATGCGCACGAACCCCCCAAGCAGTAACCGCGTACCTGCCACCCGTTTTTTCTACCCGCGCCGCCGTTCAACTTCGCGTCGGCGTTCAACCACGCGCAGTGCTTCACGTAGACGCACATCACGACGTCGCAACTCTCGCAAACGCAGCGTAAGCCGCAACCGCAAACGTAGTTCCTCCCGCAATCAACGCAAACCTGTCCGTAAAGGGCGCCGCTCAAGAAATCGTCGCAATTAATTTACAGCTCCTATAACCATTTATGCATAAAAAGGGTCATATTTAAATCTAGCTTTCAATCATGCTTATCTATTTACTTTTAATTAGGACGTGTAGCTAGCACGCA